GGATTACATCGCGTGATGGTAATGCCTCAATACGTCATCAAGATCGAGATCACTTCTATGTTACACCTACAGGTGTTCGTAAGCAAACTCTGCAACCAGATCAGTTTAAAAAGATGGGTATTAGATCTACAGGTTATGGGTTGTATGCAACTCCGTTAATGTACACAGACATTAGCCACAACCTAAAGCCTAGTGGTGAACTGCCAATGCACTTTGGACTTCAGCAAAAGATTAATACTGAAGTCAGGGTAATTCTACACTTTCATCCAACATATACTGTAGCAGCAATGTATGCAGGTATTCAACTGCCAGAGTTACTAAAAGAATTCCCCGAACTCAGCAGATATACTAGCGTAGCGCCTAACGTACCTCTGCTACCTCCTATATCCCAAGAACTAGCAGATTCTTGTATTAGCGCACTAGGATACAATAAAGATAGTGGCGATATTACCTACAACATAGTAGGAATGGACAGACATGGTGTAATTGCCGTAGACACTAGCCCTTGGCGTGCTTACGAACACATAGAACGCCTAGAACACATTTGCAAGATTGTACTTGCATCAGGAAAGTATTAATGTTAGTAGTCTCACGACCAGATATCAATGTTGACGCTATACAAGAGTTTGATCCTCAACAGAGGTTTATTAAGCTACCCATAACAAATTACTTAAAACTGTTAGATGTATACGATACAATCAATCGCCCACAGGTTGCCTTAATCAATGCAGTCAACGATCCTAAATACAGGTTTATCTGTGCTGCACTCGCACGCAGGCTTGGCAAAACTTATATTGCCAATATCATCGGCCAACTGGTTACATTAGTGCCTGGCAGTAATGTACTAATCATTTCACCTAACTATAACTTATCTAGTATATCATTTGAACTCCAACGCAAACTTATCAAACACTTCGACCTCGAAGTCGCACGTGACAACCTCAAAGACAAAATTATCGAACTCAGTAACGGTAGTACCATTCGTATGGGTTCTCTTAGTACCGTTGATAGTACTGTTGGTCGATCATATGACTTAATTATATTTGACGAGGCTGCCCTAGGCGAAGGCGGTGAAGCCGCCTTTAATGTTGCCTTACGTCCAACACTGGATAAGCCACAAGCAAAAGCTATTTTTATCTCCACACCTCGTGGTCGTAACAATTGGTTTTCACAATTTTGGAATCGTGGCTTTGACCCTAACTTTCCCGAGTGGATTAGCCTGCAAGCTGATTACACTGAGAATACTCGCATGGCTGAGTCAGACGTTGCTGAAGCACGTCGATCAATGTCAAAGTCAGAGTTCGAACAAGAATATTTAGCCTCATTTTCCGTATTTGAGGGTCAGATTTATACACTACAGGATACAGATGTTATTGACATTCCAGAAGATATTAAAGGCGAGGCGTTTGCTGGATGCGACCCTGGTTACCGAGACGCTACTGCTTATTGCGCTATCGTGTACGATTGGAACCGCGATTGCTTTTATATTGTCGACGAATACCTAATGTCAGAAAAGACTACTGCAGAACATGCAGAAGCCTTTACTGAAATTAATAACAAGCACGGAGTTGAAGTAACTTTTATCGACTCGGCAGCTGCACAGTTTGCTGGTGACTTGGCTTACTTATACAACATTTCAACAACCAAAGCCAAAAAAGATGTGTTACCTGGCATTGCGTATGTTCAGACCTTGCTACAACAGGGTCGATTAAAGGTTGCTCCACATTGTACAAATGTACGAGCCATGTTTGACCAGTATCGCTGGGATCAACGTGAGGGGCTCCAACGTGAACGTCCTATGCATGATGATTATAGTCACATGGCTGATGCCGTCAGATATGCGCTGTATACCTACACGGTATAATGGTAAAGAAAATTTATGCATTGACTTTTTGTTGCTTTACTGTTATAATACTAGGTAATTGTGGAGTACTTTGAAATAATGGCAAAAAACACAAATAAGCGAATCCCAGTAAAGTGGGTTCGTGACAGGGCTAAAGCAGCCTACGAGAAGAAAACAGAGTGTTGCGTTTGTGGCTCTGCCACAGACCTAGAACTCCATCACCTACATTCAGTTACTATACTCCTAGATAAATGGTCTGAAGCTAAAGGTTACGATATTTCAACAGATGCCGGTATTTTAGCTGTGCGAGATGAGTTTATTGATACGCACCGAGTAGAGTTATATGACCAAGTTTACACCCTTTGTAATCGTCATCATGTAGCGTTACACAGTGTTTATGGTAAAGCTCCCCGCCCTGGCAGTGAACCCAAACAGGCTCACTGGATAGAAACGCAGCGTGCAAAACATACTGGCGGTACTGTGGATATGGTTGTACCCAAAAAGAGCTTTGGTAGTTTTTTCTCAGAGTTCACCTAAGGGAAAACTATGTCAAGATTTACAGACTGGATTGTTGAAAAACTTAATCCAGCACAAACTCGTATCGCTCAAGAAGCAGGTACACAGATTTCTACGGAAAGCAAGATCACGTATCTGCAAGCTTTCCAAAAATTAGAGTCGGTTAATCGTTCAGTAAGTATGCTTGTTAATGCAGCTGGCTCACTTGATTACGACGTAAAGGATAAGATCAATGAAGGCGTTGTAGCCGGAATTCGTCAAAAGTCGCTAAACACACTGCTAAACTTTCGACCTAATCCTTATCAAAGCACCCAAGAATTTCGTCAATCAATTTTTACAGATTTGATCTTAGAAGGTAATGTATTCGTACACTTTGATGGTGTATTTATGTACCACTTGCCTGCAAGAAATGTAGAAATTTTAACGGATGTAAAAACATTTATCCGTGGTTATCGTTACAACGGAATGGTTGATTTTAAGGAACCAGAAGTCTTTCACTTCCGTGACTTGAATTCACAAAGTATATATCGCGGCGCTTCGCGCCTTGAAGCAGCCCAACGAAGCATTGCTACACTTTATGCAATGAAAGAGTTTCAAGAGAACTTCTTTGAAAATGGAGCTGTATTCGGTTTAGTTTTAACTTCAGAAAATACGCTTTCACAGATTGCAAAAGAAAAAACAATTCAATACTGGTTACAGAAATATTCAACTAAACAAGGCGGTAAGCGCCCAGTTATTTTAGACTCGGGACTGAAGCCTGCACAAGTATCAAATCAAAACTTCAAAGACATGGATTTTGATCAATCAATAAAAACACACAACGAACTAATTATGCAATGTATAGGTATTCCACCTATTTTATTAGCTGGTGGAAATAATGCTAACATCTCGCCTAATCTACGATTATTTTATTTAGAAACAGTAATGCCAGTTGTTCGCAAGTTTACATCAAGCCTAGAACGATACTTTGGATACGATATTGAAGCAGTTACTAGTTCAGTATCGGCAATGCAACCAGAATTAAAAGATATTGCTGCTTACCATTCGACTTTAGTCAATGCAGGCATCATTACAGCTAATGAAGCAAGAAAAGAATTACGTTATGAACCAATTACTGGTAATGACGAAATAAGAATACCCGCCAATATTGCGGGTTCGGCTGCTGATCCGTCGAAAGGTGGTAGGCCCACAGATAATCAGCAATAAAGGGGTAATATGGTAGATAAAAGTAAAGTACTGTTTTTAAACAGTTCATTTATCAAGAGCGATACCACCGACGAAAAGACAGCTAGTATAACAATTGAAGGGTACGCAAGTACTGATGACGTTGATAGACAAGGCGACATTGTCCCAGCAAGTGTATGGAAAAAGGGTATACAAAATTATTTGAAGAATCCAGTAATTTTGGCATATCATGACCATAGCGAGCCAGTTGGTAGGATGGTAGATCACAGAGTTGACAGCAAAGGATTATGGGTTAAAGCCAGAATTTCTTCAGCTGCTGGCGAAGTTTTTGATCTTGTAAAAGATGGCATCTTAACGGCATTTAGTATCGGCTTCCGAATCGTAGATGCGGAATATGATGCAGCCAAAGAGTTGTTTGTGGTAAAAGAGCTAGAACTGCACGAAATTTCAGTAGTGTCAGTACCAGCTAATCAAAATACACTATTTAGTCTTTCTAAGGCGTTTGATACAGCCGAAGAATTTAAATCTTTCAAAATGCAGTTTGCACCCGACAGCGATTCAGCTAAAGGGCTAGAATCCTCAACGGAAGCAATCGGCGAAATTAAAAAGGAATGGGAAATGGATCCTAAACAATTAGAACAAATGTTGGCTGATGCAGCTAACAAAGCGGCTGAGCTCACTGCTAAAGCCATCGCCGATACACAGGCAAAAGCATTGGCCGAAAAAGCCGCTGCTGAGAAAACAGAAGCCGAATTAGATGCACGCGTTAAAGCCGCTGTTGCTTCTATCTCTACAGGTGACACAGGTGCTGAGCGCTTGATGGCCGAAGTTGAGAAGCGTTTAGCTACTGCTGAAGAGTCAAGCAAATCAGTTATTGCTGGTTTAGAAGCTGCTTTAAAAGATAAAGCTGCTGAAATCGAAGCAATCACAAAATCAAAAATGTCTTTCCAAGAAGCCAAAGACGGTCTGTCTTACGCTGACAAAGAGAAAGCAATTATGTTGGCTAAGATGGCTGGTAAGTCATTGGACGGCACAAAATTTGGTCGTGATTTAGTGCAAAAATACGGTGGAAGTGGTGTAAGCCCACACGCTGCTTCAGCTACATGGGAACTCGAAGTTTCATTAAACATGGAAAATGAAGTTCGTCGTCGCTTAGTTGTTGCCCCTATTTTCCGCAACATTGCTATGCAAACTAACGTGATGACAATGCCAGTGAATCCAGAAGCAGGTACTGCTACTTGGGTTACTAACGCTGAGTTTGGTAACGTTCCTGCTAGCGTTGGCGCTGCCGGTGCTTCTGCCGGTGCTTCACAAACCCACGCTTTCAAAGAAATCACTTTGAATGCTTATAAACTTGCCACAAACGAGTATACAGCATACGAAGAAGAAGAAGATTCTTTGATTGCTTTGATGCCTATGATTCGTGATGGTATGATCCGTCGTGTTGCTCGCGCCGTTGACAAGGCTTTCTTGTTAGGTGCTGGTTCAGGTTCTGATCCTGTTAAGGGATTGGCAAACTGGGCTACTAACACAACTGCCACTGGTAACACTGTTACTGCTGGTTTGACAGTTGCTAAGTTGCGCACATTGCGTCAAGGTTTAGGTGCTTGGGGTCTCGATCCATCAGAAGTAATCTATATCGTTAATACCGATGTTTATTACCAATTGCTGGAAGACACAACCTTCCAAACAATGAACCAAGTTGGTACACAAGCTACACTGTTAACCGGTCAAATCGGTCAAATCGGTGGAAGCCCTGTGTTAGTCTCTGCAGAGTTCGCTTCCCCAGGTACTGGTGTTGCAGGCGCTATTGCATTGCACCCAGGCAACTTTATCGTTGGTAACCAGCGCGGTCTCCGCATTGATACCCAAGAATTGG